AAGAACAATCCGAACTGGCTCGGCATGCGCCACCTCGTGCAGGTGAAGAAGACCGATGTGCCGACCGAGATCGGTGGCGTCGAGCTTGGCCCCATACAGTACAAGGCAGACGTCCTGCGCCTGCAGATCCTGCAGGAGCATGGTGGCATCTACCTCGACACGGACAGCCTGCTCCTGCGCTCCCTTGAGCCTCTGGTGGGCCCTGAGTTCGTTCTGGCGCGTGAAAGCCCAGATTCCTACGCCATGTCGCCTATCATCGCTCAGCCCAATGCTGACTTCATCAAGGTATGGCTGGAGCGCATGCCGGAGGCGATCAAGATGGGGACGTGGGCCAGCCACGCCGTGAACCTGCCGGTTGAGATTGCGAAATATCACAAGTGCGACGTGCGCCCGCAGGAAGAGTTTTTCCCGTTCGACCTGCGCCACAACTATCTGTTTGATGATGGACGCGCAGACGAGCACGCAAAGCGCATGGGCAAGCCATACGCGCTGCACGTCTACGAGACCTATTGGGTCGGATACCTAGACGGCATCAACGAGACCTACATGCAGAAGAGAGACACGCTTTTCGCGCGTCTCTTTAGGGATTTAGTTTGATCGCTGCATTGACGTCGATAGGCTTGTCCGATTCGCTAGACAAAACGCGATTGAGCATAAGGCCGGATTCATATGCGGCTTGGCCGGTTGCTTGGGTCGGGCGGCGAACATAGTTCTCATAACGGCGAGACCAGTCTGCCATTGATTTGGCAGTCTGGGGCTTGCTCATGATGCGTGTAAAAACATTTGCACCAACAAGACCAGAAATGGTGCTGATAGGTTCAGCCAACAAACCACTGCCAACACCAAGGCCACCAAGTGTTCGACCCGTGCCAGACGGGTTGCCATACTTATTGAGGTTCTTGAAGCTCTTTGAGACAGTCGTGACATCGTTCAGAGCCTGCAGCAGCTCTGGCTGATCTTTGAAGATCATGGCCTTTGCGCGGTCACTGAGGCCACTGATGCCTTGATTGCCAAGCCAGCGGTCTGGGCTGAACTTCCCTTCAGCATCACGCCCCATCTTCGCCAGAATGCCTGCCTGAAAGGCCTGAAGTGCAGGCGGATCCATGACATTGATAGCGCGTGCAAGAAGACGATTGTCAGCAGAGCCGCCAGTCTTTGCAGCATTCAAAAGACGATTGAACGTCTGCTCATCGCTGACGGAACCTTCTTTCTTACCTACAATCTTTTGCAGTTTTTCGCGCGTGTTCTGCATCATTGCATAGTCGCGATCGGCCTGCTGCAAGAAATATCGAGCAGGCTCACCACCAGCCGCTTCTGCTGTATCAAGAACGTCAGCACGAAGAGCTTTGTAAAGACGCTCGACATCGGCATCTTCAATGCCCTTGATACGGTTCTCGTTGCGCAAATTGCGAACAGCAGAATAGAGTGTTTTTGCGCCGTCGAAAGTGATGCCTTCTGCGGATTGAATAGCTGGAAGAACAGTGTCAACGACAGGTGGTGTTCCGGGCAGTTTGGCTTTTGCACGGCGGGTCATGATGTCAGCGACGACATCTGCGGTGTTATCAAGCGTTTTTGTAGCTTCAGGGTTTTCAAACAATGAACGCACTTCATTGTAGGCCGCATCAGCGTCCTTTTTGAAACCCTTATTAAGCCACGAGCCGATGCTCTGACTGATCTTGTTACCAGACTGCTCCGTCGTCATCTTTGGAACGAGAGCGTCCACAGCGTCCTCAAGACCCTGAACGGCCTTTTCGCGGGCTGCGATAACAGGCTCGCCAGCCAGTGGCAGGCTTTCAGAAATCTTGGTGGCCTGCTGGAGCGGTTTGCTTTCAGTGACTGCATAGCGCGGGAGCTCGACACCAAGGCGGTCTGCAGCCTGAACGACCTCTGGAATAACAGGTTCTGCGGCTTTTTCAGCTGGGCCTGCAAAACGCCCCAGAATGCCCCCAAGAATGCTGCCGGTGACCAGACCGTGCTTTGCAGCCTCAAGGCGCTCTTGCAGCGTGTTGCCCTCGCCAAAGCCTGTAAGACCGGCATATCCAGCACCTTCAAGCGCACCGAGGCCTGTGCGGCCAAGAGCTGTTGTGCCTCGTGCTGCAAGGCCCATAGGCAGGTATGCCTGCGGCACCATGGCTGCGGCCTGACCAAGCATAAATGGTTTAGGATAAGCCGCCTTGGCTGCTTCCTTCTCGCCCTGCATCACGTCTTTTTCTTCGGACATCGAACGTCCTGAAGAAAGAGAACGGGAGAAAGCACCAACATCTTCGCCAAACGGGAGCATGGACATAGCGCCACGACCAGTTGGATCTGCCTTGCTGGGTTTCAGAATCTTTTCAGTCTGGCCAGTTGCTGACCCATCTGGGCCGAGCACCGGCACCTCGATGTACTCAGGGGCTGCCTTCATGGAGGACTCGACGTTTGCAACGCCTTCAGCGCGCAAAGCAGCACGCTTGCCTTCACGAATGAAATCCGCCAGCTGCTTTTCATCCATCTTTGAGAAGTCAATCTGTGGCGCAGCTGCTTGTGCTGGCGCAGACGGAGGATTGGCAGATGCGATGAACTGCTGCAGCTGCTCATCACTCATCTGAGAGAAATCTGGATCTGCCATATTACTGCCCCTGCGACTGAGCTTGGCGGCGTCTCAATTCTTCCTGTGCCTTCTGAATCTGGTCAGGTGTAGGCGCATTGGCCCTCGGCGCGGCTGGCGCACTTTGGAGCTGCTGATGACGAACAGAGCCCGGTATCGGTTTAGATTCCATGCGCTCAATAGCTTCCTTTGACGCAGGGTAAACCTTTTGAATGTAATCCTCAGCGCTGTTGATACCCTTATATTTGGCAGGGCCATTTGTTTTAAGCTCGCCAACCATAGAGTCGCCCTGATCAAGGATGATCCGCTTCATGCGATCAATAGCAGCCTGCTTTTGTTCAGCGCTGCCATCAAGCGGGAATGTCGAGATCATCTCTTTAATCTGATCTTGCGTCGGTGACGCACGGCCACCAGCTGCGTTCTTGAAATAACCAGCCAATTCGTCAGCCAAAACCTTCAGCTGCATATTGGCATTTTTAACAGCATTTCCGGTTGTTGCCTCATAAGCATTCGCAGCACGATTTGCGATCGGCGTGAACGGACCAGCGCTGATGTTCGGGGTTTGGCTAAAATCTTCTTGAAGAGCAGAAAGATGGCTCAGTGAGCGAGCCAAAGAAGTCATCATAGCTTCTTTTCTTCCGCCAGTTGCCCATTCCTTATTGGTCTGAGCAACAGTGCCTTTAACGACCTTGTTGAATTCATCAGTATCATGGCCAAGAGCGGCAGAAATGTCATCAATAATACCCGCGTCCTGCAGTCTCTTGTAGCCCGGCGAGCCAACATTTGGGACAGCCTGATCGCCATTGATGAGTGCACGCACAGTATTAGCGCGGGCAGCAGGAAGAGAGTTGATGTAATCGTCACCAACAAGATCAGCATCGGCTCGTGCTTGGCCGGGCTGAACGCCAATTGATTTGAGGTCGATCGGTTTAATGGTGCCCTGAGATCCAGCATAGTAAGGCGTCTCGACGCCAGTGCGCGGATCCTTATAGGACTGCACCGTAAACTTCTCAGTGTCCTTCTCATCCGACTGCTGCAACTTATAGAGCGACATCAGATCGCTGACAGACGGACCACCCGTCATCTCGGCCGAAAGCTTTGCGCGTGCCAGCTGCAGCTGTGCAAGCTTATCTTCACGATCGCGCTGTGCCTGTGCAGCCTTCTGCAGAGGACCAGCAACTGCCGAGCCAGCTGCACCGATGCTTTCCATCAGGCCGCCAGAACGCGTCGGAGCAGACAGAGCGCCAGCTGCCTGAAACAGGATCGATGCCTTGTCGATGTCAGACATGCCCGTCTGGCCGTATCGTGCGGCCATCTGGTCATATGTGCCCATCTGGGCCTTCTGCGCTTCGTACTGAGCCTGCGCTTTTTGATACATCAGGTTCTTGATGACATCAGGAGTCAGAGGACCTGCAGGAATGCCGGAGAGCGGAGGTGTAACTTCATCGGCCATTATTTCGTCCCCATCAGGCTGCTAAGAGCCGCTGCGCTCATGCCAGCGCTGGCGAGCGAAGCAAGCGGCGATGCAGAATAGGTTGAACCCATAGAGGATACGTTCTGCGCGGCAGTGCCACCACCCGATGGCAAGCCACGGATCTGGTTGCTGAGCCACGAGAGCTGCTGCTCGGGATACTGCGTCTGCGTGAGGAAGTCCTGATAGGCAAGATCAAGGTTCTTCTGCTGTTGCTGTTGCTGCTGAGCGCCGATCGCTTCTGTCGCAGCCGCACCCTGCAGGCCGAGAGCCTGTTCTTTCTGGCCAAGACCTGCCTGCACGCCGGCAAGATTGCCGAGGCCTGTCATTTCTGTGCCGGACAGCTGACCAGCTGCCTGCCCCATTGAGGCCAAGCGCTGCAAATCAGTCTGGGCTTGCTGACCTGCGGTCGTATATCCAGAGGCCAGCTGTGCGCCGATCTGGCCCGAAAGGTTTTCGGCAATGTCGCGCACGCCGCGCTGAGCCAGTTCTTGCTGACGCGTCGAGCCAAACTGACCGGCGCGGGTGAACGTGTCACCGAGGCCCGGCATAAGCTTTTCTTTGATCTGACGTGCAGCCAGATCGCCCATGCGATTGGTGACGTTCTCCATGTATGGGTTCATGTAGGCGCCAGCCAGCTCAGGCGTCGCCATTGAGGCGGCGTTGAAATATGGCTGGGCTGCCTGCGTCGGGCTTAGACCAGACGCTTCCTGAGCTGTCTGCTCTGCAGCACTGAGCTGTGGTTTGTATGAGCCAACAGCTGCCTTTGTCTGGTCAAAAGCGCTGAGCTGATCGGGCGTCAAACCAGCAAGACGCGGGCCGCCATAGGGCTGATATTCCTGCTGCGCAGCGCTGTAAGAGCCGGACATGAGGTTGTAGAGATAATCTGACAGGTACTGCGGAACCTGCGACGTCGTCAGTGACGACGTGCTGGACGGGAGCGGCTGGCCCTGCGTCAGGAAGTTGAGGAACGCCATCAGATATACTCCTCGGGGCTGCGTGCGTCAGAGCTGAATTTGCCCTTCGCCAATTGGCGGCCCTTCTGCTTGCGGATGTTAGCACGGAACTGGTCGAGGCGCTTGGCCCCAGCCTTTGAAGATCCATCGCCGAGAAGCGCAACAGTCTCAGCGTCAATGACGTACTCGCCGTCCGACAGTTTAGCATCAATGCTATCAGATCTTCCAGTCCCACCACCTTCAACAAAGCGGCTGAGAGGGCCGCCGGTGGCTGCCTGCACAGGTGCTTGCGGTGTTGTGGTGCTCGTATCAACAGGAGGGCTATAATAAGTGGCCTCAGGGCCGGCGCCATAGTTGTAATAATCAAGGTTGAGAGCCATGCGCGGGCGATACAGCGGAGCCGTATCAAGGCGGCGCGTGGCATTCGGATCCGTGGATGCTGGAGCCGTCGCACCGCTTGTCGGCAATGCGGCCGCAGGCTTATTGCCAAGAGCGGCAACGCCAAGGATCGCAGCCGGCAAAGCCCACTTGGAATCCATGATCCCGCCGAGCACGCCCTTGTCAGCGACGGCCTTGGCGGCATCACCGGCCGTTGAACCTGTCATGCCAAGCGCGGTGGCCGTTTCACCTGTAGGGCGCGGAACAGGCAGAGGTTCGCCGGCTTGCGGAATGCCATTGGGCCCAACACCAGACGCGCCCAATGTGAAATAATCACCCGAGCCCATACGGTTCCACCAGCCGGACATGCCTTCTTGGCCGGAGCTGGTCACGCCAGCTCCTGTCGAGCCGAGAGCGCCAGCGCCGATCGTGCCCAGACCGCCGAGCAGGGCGCCTGTCACTGCGCCTTTGCTGCCGCCTGTGAGAGCGCCAACGCCGGTGCCGATCAAGGCATTGCCAACCACGCTCGGAAGAGCGGCGCCGGCAATCGTGGTGCCAGCAAGAGATTCTGGAAGAAGGGCAGCGCCGAGCGGTGCGCCTGCACCTGTGGCCATAAGAGCTGCCGCACCGATCGCGGCAACAGGGGCGAACCAGCTCTGCTTATAAAAAGGCGTGAACTGCGGCATGCCGGTGTTGGGGTTGATCGTGGGCTCGCCCCAATGCTTCTTGAGCTGTTCGAACTCGTCGCGGTTGATGTGAATGATCAGATCGTCACCGCCGACGCCAGCGTCGCGCACTTCCTTTGCAGCATGCGCAAGACCGCCCTTGGCATATTGGCCTTCAGGCTTAGGCACCTTGATCCGAACCGGCTTCGTGCCGACGCGGCCGCCTTCGTAGAAGGCAGACATCGGATTGCCGCGAAATGACGAATCAGCCGCGTCGTTAGCCAGCGGCTTCCACTCTGGGGGGTAATCGGCGTAATTGATCGTCATTTCAGCCACCGGGTAGGTTGACGGCGCGGATGAAGGCAAAAGCCCAGTCCTGCCAATTATTATAGCTCGTCGGGTTCGGCGGGTTCTGTGCCCCCACGGTAAAGAAAGAAACCACGCCCAACGCCCAAGTTTCCCATTTGTCTGGATCGTCCAGCCGGCCGATCGTGCCATATTTCTCAAGACTATAAACCATTGAATCGGTCCAGTCAGTAACGGACATGCCGCGCGGATCAATCATCCTAGCACCGTCCCGTCGCTTGTCTCGATGTGTGCGATGCACTGGCCCATCTGGTAATCGCCACCGACCGTGTTCGACTTAAAGATGAACCGCATCTCGCGCCGTGTTTCCTTGAAGAACAGGACCTGCTGATCGGGCGTCACGACGTCCTGCAGTGCCACGAACTCGTGCTCGTCGCTTGTCACTTCCGGCGATCGGGCGTTGGCCCTGCCGGTCACCTGCGCGGTCATGACGCCATTCTGCACGAAGTCAGGCTCGATGTAAGTCACGCGTAAAGATCTGTTCTGCGGTTGCTGTTGATCGGCAACTGCGGCAATGTCGGCGGTCTGGAAATAGGACGGGATCGAATTGATGACGTTTCCATCAATCTCATCGACGCCGTACTCCATCTGCCAAAGCTTATAGAGACCATTTGCCTGCGGAACGATGCCTGTCGTGATCGGGTACTGAAACACAGTCACGAACTTGCCGCATGAGCGGCCTGTGTTTGGCAGCTCTGTGTCATACCAAGTGTTCTCGCGAACATTGTAGATCACGGCATGCGTGCATTCGGTCGCATTGCCTCGAGGATAGCACCACCAAATCTCACCAAAGCGCGGAACTTTGTAGGCAAAGACTTTCTGTCGCTGCGCATAATTGAGATTATCAAAGAACCAGTTCTGGTTGAGCTGGTTTGGAACTTCGCGGACGACACCGTTAAATTGCAGGAAGCGATCGACGCCAACCCAATAGAAAATTCCGTCGTATTCGATCGGCGACTGTGACGACAGGATCGAGCTTTGAGACGTGATCGTGTCAAACTGGAAGACAGCATCACCACCAACGAATGTGCAACGGATCAGACTATCCAAAGACCAGAACAAACCGGCTGGAGCGTTGCCGGGCCCTGCACGCAGCGGCAAAGCAGCAACGATCTTCTGCGATGTGATGTAAGAAGATCCTGAACCTGTGCCGGTCCAATCATTGGGGCTGTTCGCGACGTTCCAAGCGACAAATCCGTCTGAGCCGTAGACGAAGAGATAAGGATACAAGCTCACAACGCCGCCAGACACTGCAGGAGCAGTGTTGAGGGTCAATGGCGTTGTGCCATTGACGAGACCCCAATACATTTGAACAGCGTCTGTTGCGTCGATCTGAGAAAGATTGCGGCCCGGGTGGGCAAAGATATAGCCGCCCTGAGCAACGCCGACAGCATCATAGCTGACGTCAAACGTCCATAGGTGCAGATCGTCAGGTGTGAAGCCGGAAGGCGTGCGATCATATTGCGATGTGACGAGGCCGTTTGTGTTGATCTCGAACTGCGTCAGATAGCTTTTGCTTCCTGACATCAGATGAAGCGTGCCATCCTGATTGTAGCCATTCAGGCCGCGTGAGATCTCCGGCACTTGATTGCTGATGCGACGATAGCCCCACATCTTGCGCGGCAGGCCGCGCTGAAACCTGCACCACTGGCCATCGACATAGAAGCCGTTTTCAAAGCGCGTACCATCGCGCTTCACGCCGGGCAGAGATTTGATGATGTAGGGTCTGGGTGCCATCAGCCGAGCGCCACTGCATATGTGATTGCGATGTCAGTTGCCTCAGGAACGCCAATCGCCGCAATTGCTGCACGCCCAGCTGTCTGGCTTGCCGCCTGAAAAACAGCAATGCCTGTCGTCGTGCCACCAAGATTGACGAGTGCGCCACCTGCGGTTGTCGCACCAGTGCCGCCATTCGCAATCGAGATCGGCGTCGTGACAGTTGCACTGGTTTGACCATGAACAACGTCCGTGCCGTTGCAGTACAAGATCTGAGCCTGACCCTGATCAACAACAATGCCTGTGCCGCCAGACGTTTTGACAGTCAGCGTGTAGGCGCCAGTCGTGTTATTTGTGATCCAATACTGCTGAACAGTTGTTGGAACAATGATGGTGCGATTTCCGGTCAGGGTGCCGAAAAGATTGTAAGAAATACGATTCAGCTGGAACGTCGAGAGCGTATAGTTTCCGGTGCCGGAGACGTCGATCGACAGGTAATCAAAGTTGGTTGGGTTCACTTGTGATAGGCCAACCGTGTAGAACGACGTGCCATTGCACAAGAGCATGCATGAGTCTGATGGCGCGATCGAAAGCGTTGCAGCACCATTGATTGTTTCTGCAAGATAAGGGTCGATCGTGATCGAGCTCGCACCGCTATTGCGAATATAGCAGAACCAGTCTGAGCCAAGGTTCACAGCTGTTGCCAGCGAGATGGTTCCAGAAGCGCCGGTCCAATTGATGGCCTGCGCACGCTGAGACACGCCAAGCGTGTAGCTGGAGTTGAGGGTCAGCGTGGAGATTGCTTGGTTCAGCGTTGTCGTGATGGCCTTCAAGCCAGCGCCAGCGAGAGCACCAGCATTTGCCTGCGACGTCGTCGAACCAAACTGATACGATTCCCAAACGCCGGCAGCGTCGCTGTTGCTGGTCATGTAGACCTGCCAGAGAGCGCCAGATGCAATCGTGCAAACCACTGTGCCTGTGCTGCCGACGACCGTGAATGCTGTGCTGCCGGTGTTGTTAAACAGGAAGCATTCGCCAACCGAAGCCTGATTGGCCGGCGGCAGAAATACCTGCCGGCTAGAGCCGGTGCTGTTCACATCCATGATGCGGGCAGCGGTCAAAGTGCCATCGGCAGGCGCATTGGTCTCGATTGGCCACGACAGAACAACGTCAACCGTGTTCAGATTGAAGGGAAGATATGAAACATCGGCGGGGTAGATGTTCGTGCCGCCGAAGACATTGGTATAGGTTGTCATTTAGACCTCCGAGCGTCGTGCAGAGCGGTCAAGGATCTTTGCCAGATCTTCGCCATTGAGCGCCTGAGCAGCGCGGTCATACATCTGTTGCCAAACACCAATGCGCTCGTCGTTCTTCAGGAACGGCGTTGCTTCAAGGAGTGCTCCGTAAAGGAGAACCTGCGGAGCGTATTCAGTGAGCCAATTGGTCTGGTTCGCGTCGTCGAGAAGCGGCAGGAGCTGGTACACCAGAACCTCGAAAGGATATGCTTCATCAGGCGTGGGGGCCACGATCCAGTTGTTGTAATCATACTCGGCGTAGAACAGCGGCGCGCCGGTCTGGGTGCGATCGGGCCAATATTCGCGGACGTACTCATAAGAACGGGCAAAGAGCTGCGTGTACTCATTGCCCACGCCATAATTGAACGACACCGTCGAGCGCCAACGGTCGGGCTTGGGGTACACAGCAAGGCCCGGCTGCATTGTGCTGGTCACGACATTGATAAGACCTTCGACCTTCAATTCACGCGCAATGCGGCGCTCGGCGAGGTTAATCAGCCGAGGCAATTGCTCATAGACAATCTGGTCGGTGGCCATGGTAAAGCCACGTTCCAGATATCTGCGCAGATCCTCCTTGAGGGAGGCGAAGGTCATTGTCTCAGCCATTGAAGCGCTTCCAAAAATCCTGCTCTATTCTATCACCACTAGCGGCCTTTGCACCATCCTTCGCGGCGGGCATTATTGGTCTTAATTTCCCCGATGGTTTGGTCAGTGTCCTTCTTGGACCAAGTGATATCCTGCCAAACGTCGCAGACTGCGGCGTTAGTCTCTTTCGTTCCGGTCAGGCTCGCGCAGCCGGTCAGGAGTAAGCTTGATAGAATCACCAGCCCTAAGCGCATCTTGTGTCCTCCGAAGAACATCGGCGGTGGCAGTGGCTTCAATTTCAGCCACTGCATCCGCCCTGATTTTGAAATAAACGCTGCCCAAAATGACCAAAATGAGCGCCGCGATAAACGCGTATCGGCCTATCGGGGTAAAGAGAATGCTAAACACCATGTGTCTCCATGTGCTGTTTCCGCCAATACCAGATAGCTGCACCAAGTCCGACGATGCCGACCATGATCAAAAAATTGGTATTGTGCAGCAACCCCATGACCTGATCGACCGTATCGGAAGCGTCCTGAGCCTGTGCAGCCACTTCTTTGGCAGCACCGAGAGTGCCAAGGCCGCCCGTCACCAACGCGGCATTGCCCTGCTTGCTGTCAGCCATAGTCTTGACTGGAACCGGATCCGGCTCCGAGCGATGGTCGGCATGGTCATGCGGGTGATCCTGATGAGCGTTCCACCAAGCTGCTTCAGCCTGACGGCGGCGAACGAGACCGGGCAGCACTTTGCCGCCGCCCTTGGTCCACTTCATTAGCTCATCTGGCACAACATCAAGATCGCCAGCGTTGACCTTCTTGAGCAAGGTCGAGGTCTTCAGAGCGCCCACGCCAGCGTTATAAGCGAAATCCACCAACACATCGAACTGGTTCTGTTCAAGGTCCACTTTGACCATTGCTGCGACAGGCTGCTCATATTTGCCAAGATCATTCTTCAGGATGTTTTCGGCTTCGTCCTGCGCGATGGTCATGCCTTCGGTCACTTCAGGAGCGCCAGCGGCAGACGTGTGGCCATAGCCAATGGTCAGGATGCCTGCGGGGCAACGATAGGCCTTGAGCTTGCAGCCTTCGAATTTCTTGAGGAGGTTATCAAGACCCCCTTGTGACATGTGCATGGGGGTTTCTCCTACTTCATAGCCAAACTGAAGGTGACGATCATTCCAATCACCAAAACAACAACGACCAGACCAGCCATGCCAAGCGTTTTTAGCTGGTGCATAGATTCTTCATGCTCTTTTTGAGCAGCGGCTTGAGCAGCCTTCTGTTGCTTCTGGATATGGATGATTTCGCGTTGGACTTCTTCCCAACCGCGTAGGCCATACTCGCCAACGAAAGCGTTCTTGACTTCGTGATACCAAGCCTCGGCCTGTTTTCTTTTGACGACGATGTCCATCGCCATTTCTTCAACAGAAACACCAGAAAAAAGTTTGGGTTTTGGCGGTGTGGCCGAGAGCTGCGTGAGTTTGGCCACAGATCCGTAAAGCTTGGCAACGTCCCCAGCCATGCCCTGCAGTTCTTTACCAACGCTGATGCCTGACTTGATGGCCTCGTAAGCCATCTTTGCCCCACCAAAGATCAGACTGATTGTGGCGGGGTCCATTATTTGTCCGCCTTGCCGTCGAGTTTGTCGTAGATGCGTTGGAACATGTCTTCGATGTGCGCCATGCGCTTGTCGAGATCATCCTTCAAAACGTAACCTCGGGGCAACTCAACCTCGAGCCTATGCAGATCATTGCGCAACTCTTTTACGGCGCCCCAAAGCTCCCGCGCAAACCAACCACCTGCCGCGATTGCAGCGCCACCAACGAGATTGAAGATCGACTGCGTGTCCATGTTAAGCCCATGTTCCTACGTTGATGTTCGCGCCAGATGAGCCAATCGGATAAATGTAAATGTAGCTGCCAGCCAAAATGGAATACGGTCCAGTAGACGCGCTGGTGGTGTACTGCGGAATGAATGTGCCGCCAGCGTTGATTGACACCGTGCCATTGAACGTCATGGCTTGCACTTGGTTAAGCGATGAATAGTTTTCAGTGATGACTGTTGCAGCTGTGGTGGCAACCGTACTCATGCTGTTTGACGTGTCTGCCGAAACGGGCATCGGAGCATTGTTGTTCAGATTGGACACGAAATATAAAATGTTATTTACGGTCGCAGTCCCACCAAAGCCCATAGACACTGTGTGGGTTGAACTGTTTGCGGACTTTGTCATAGTCCACATCATTTCCATCGCATAGACAGTGTTAGCTGACAGAGTGCAGCCGACACCGAACAGCGACTGTGCAGATGTGGTAGCTGATCCCACCAAAGCAGAATCCAGACGGTAATACTGCGCTGCTGGTGTAATCCCGCGCTGAGTTCCAATGGGTGTAAAGTATTTTACCTTGCCATCATACTCCACGTTGCCAGCAGCAGCAGATGTCAGGTT